TCAGAAGCTTCGTAAGGTACTATAAGATCTTCAGGTGTTATAAACTTTGATACAGCCTTATTAGTTACAAAATCAAAGTAAACTTTTTTAAATGCAGATCCTGCTAGTGGTAAATAGAACAACAACATATCTAGCTCTGGATCATACTCTTCCATTACATTCATAATGTAATAGTTCATAAATTCTTGTATTCTGTCAGCCTGGCTTTCAGTTTCTACTGTTCTAGCTCCAATAACTTGTGTTTTGACTGGACCTTTGGCTGGTAGCATTTCTTTATATGCTTGTGCTTGGAATTGGGTAACTGCTTCTGCTAAAATTGGATGTATAACTCCAGAGGATCCTTCAAATGGTTGTGATCTTGATTCATCAAACTTCATACCTAAATATTTAAGGCCATCGGTATAAGTTTTTTCCCATTCGCTTCTGGACTGCTTGTCGCTTTCAACTGAGCTTACAAGATCACCTGCTAGTTGTTCTAAAATAGATATATCTACAAAATCAACCAAATTACTATCAAAATCCATAGGAGGCATTGGATCTTCCATAATTTCGTCATCTAAAAGTACGCCCTCCTCGTTGACTAAAATCTGTGCAGCATTTTCTATTTCTTCTGTTCTGCTTGGTTCTGTCATTACTTCAACAGCGGAGCTGTTGTCTATAATGTCCGGGTTTGTTTCAGTTCCTAATCTTCTTTCTATAGCCATAATATTTAGTGTATCACTCTTGGTCTTTTTTCGTCACCTGTTAAAATTAAATCAACTAATTCTCCATTCAATGATAATCCTTGGCTTTCAGCTATTAATTGTGCTTGTTGCCAAGTTTCAGCATGTATATCTGGACCTTCGTATTCTTCTTCATCCCAAGTAAACTTGGTTATAAATATCTTTTTTAAAGTCATTAGTAATACACCACTCTGTTTTTTTTCATAAGGTGTGCTTGTTCCTGGTAATCTTCTTTCAAGGATACAAAACCACCCTGTCTAAATCGCATTAAAGCCATTGTAGCACTATCGCAAAAGTCGTCATAGTCGCCATAAGGAAAGGAAGCCATCTCCTCTATAACCTCATCTGCAAAATCATCTTCTGGTGCCCAAACCATGCCAGATTCAAATATAGGCGCGACACTATTCATTCTAGCTACCTTATCTTGGCCTCTGCTTGGTGAGTATGCTGTTACTGGTATGCCCATTCTTCTTAATTCTTGTGTTAGCGGTGTACCAGATGCTTTTGCTTCAATCAACACGCAATCTGGATCCCAATATTTATATTCATCAAATGCTATCTTTTTTAACTCTGGAAAGTCAACCCTAAATCGTTTTGCATCTAATAAAATAATTGCATTGGTATCTTCGTTGCCAGTTTCAAATATTGCCCAGGTAGTTATTGCTGAGTAGTCAGCTGTGTCTTTTTTAGAAAAGGCTGTATCGTAACTTTGTATTATATAACTGTGTTCCGGGACATCTTCATGCTCCCAACGGTTCCACCACTCTCTTTTTACTATAGAACCAGCCTCAGCAGTTGGGTTTTGCATCCACTGGCTGTTCCATTTTGCAACAGGTAGCGAAGCTTTAACTGAAAGCAGTTCTTCTTTTTTCCAAAACTCTGGCCATAAAGGTTTATCAGTTTTTGGCATAATTGCAGGAAACTCTACAACTTCCCATTGGTCTGCATTTTCATCACCTTGTTTTTTTAACACTTTACCGACAAGATCTTTTACACTCCAACGCGTCATAACGATAACTATAATTCCACCAGGCTGTAAACGCTGTCTAGGTCCAGAGGTGTACCATTCATAAGCTGATTCTAAGGATTTTGGTGAAAGTGCGTCCTGTTCCGAATGTGGATCATCAATAATTAATAAATCTGCACCACGACCTGTAATAGCACCACCAACACCAGCGTAGAAACTTTCACCTTCTTGGTTAGTAGTCCATCTACCAGCAGATTTATTGTCTGCTTGCAGTTTTAAGTCCGGGAAGATATGTGAATACTCATCGCTGTCAATTATGTTTCTAACTTTTCTACCGAATCGTACTGCTAGTTCGGCTGTATGGGTAGTCTGTATAATTTTTAAATCACCTCTTCTGCCCATCATCCAAGCAGGAAAGTATGTTGATGCAAATTCAGATTTTGAGTGCCTGGGTGGTAAACAAACTATAAGACGTTTTAATTTACCTTCAGCAATCCTGTTAAATTTCTCACCTATAATCTTATGGTGTCTACCTTCTATGAACTCTGGCCATAAGTGTTTTACAAAATTAATAAAATCATTTTGACAAACATCTTGTTTATCTATTTGGTCGTATCTGTGCAATAAAGCAAGAGCTTCTTGTTTATCTTGCTCAGAAAGTATATCAAAATCTTTTATTGAAACTTTACTCATATTTTCCTAGTAAAGACGGGTAGAGCAGCTAGGTAGTGACATAGTAACCACTCTAACCCTAAGCGTAAAACGCCTAGCGTCAGTATATATCAAAACCTAAACTTGGTGCCATTCTTTGCCTTGGAATAACAATGCTTCAGCTTCTCGTCTTCTAATTAATCCCTCTTTTACGACTCCAGAGGCTTTATTCCAGCGTTTAATTTGCGCTGGCACATCCTCATAATCACCTTGGTTCAGAACTTTTAACATAGTAGAAGAATTAAGGTTTGATGGGCCTAAATTGTAAGTCCAGCTTACAAGAGCATCAAATTGGTGCTGACTTAAAGGCATTTCTACTGCTTTGTGCACATGATCTTCATATTCTACAATTTCTTCTTCAAGCCAGTTATCTGCTTGTTCTTGCGTACAAGTATCACCCATTTTTACATCTTTAGTTCTTCCCCAGGCTATTGTAGGTACATTTGCCGCGCACTTGTATGCTTCTAATTCACAACCTTCAAACTTTTTAATTAAATTTAAACCTTCTTTTGATATAGACATTTTAATAATCTCCCCATATTTTTTCTTTTTTTCCGCCATGGTATTCGACTGCATGACCTTCTTTAATAAGCATTTGACAAATATCTTCACCGTTTTCATCGTATGGTATACCCAAGATTCTGCCATATTTGCCTTTTCCAAGTGATTTTACTTTGAATTTGCCTACACATAACTCTTTTAACCTTTCTTTTGCAGCTAAACCTAGCTTTTTTTCTGCTAAGTCTCTTGTGCGGCTCTCTGGAGTATCAATTCCTGAAAGACGTACTCTTTGTTTATTTAATTTAACGTCAAAACCAAGATCTATGATGCAATCAAAGGTATCTCCGTCTATAACTCTATCTAGTTCGCAATTATATACAAACGCGTCTGGTGCTTTACTCATTTTTATCCTCTGTTATTGTTACTTTTCTATAATACACGACAACTTCTTTAAGTTCGTTAATATACCTTTTTAATTCTTGCATGTTATAAGCCATAAGCTCGTAATCTGGTATGGACATGGCCACAAAAACTAATTGGCCTTGATCTTTTTCTACCCTAGCTAAAAAGTCATCTATATTTTTGTCAGATACTACATACCAATAAGGATCTTTAAGATCTATCTCTCTGGGCATTATCGGCTGCACTATATTTCTTTCTATAGGCTTGCTTATAATTTCTACTTGTTTAGTTGGAATCAGACTGCAACTGGACGCCATTATCAAGGCTGTCAATATTACGGCTGTCTTCTTCAATGCTATCAAATACATCTTTTGTTCCTTTGTTTACCCTAGGTTCTATTAGACCGGGTTTAGCTGCTGCTAATTTCGTTAAGTTGTGTCGTTTAAATATATCAAGGTACCTCGTCATTTCTTGCTGGATCTCTTGATTGCGACCTTGTAGTTCTAATAAACTACTAGCTTGTAGTGCAAAGTCTTTTTGTATGGTAGCTATAGTTTCTTTTTGTGTTTCTACAGCACCTTCTAGGAGTGCATTGTTTGTGCTCAATATTTTGTTTTGCGTGTATAAATAATAAGAGCTCAAACCAAAAACAACTACAAGTGCTAATAAAAACTGTTGCATTAGCAATCCTCTATAATATAGTTAAGACCTGCGGAGCTTTGATATTCTATAATCTTGCCGTTTACGTCTCTAAATTTTAAATGTTTTTCTTTTTGCACAATAATTTTTTTTGTTATAAAAGATCTGTCATCTGCGTCACCATATTCTTTATTAAACGATACAGTTATTTTATATCGCTGCCTAAATTTACTTAAAACCCATTCTACTAACTTTTTCCACATTCTATACAGTCCAAATTGGTAAAGAATTTTTCTTACCTTTAACCTTAATTGGTTTCAATGACTTTAACACAAGTTTGCAGTTTTTTGCAGTTTCTTGCCCAATTAAAATATCTACACCAACCTCTTTGGTAGCAGACTCTAATCTTGCAGCTGTGTTTACAGGATCTCCAATAGCAGAATAATCAAAACGAGTTGAGCTGCCCATGTTACCTATCACTGCAAATCCGGACTGAGTTCCAACCCCCACCTGGACTGGAGTAGATAAAGTTTTATTAAGCTCTGTAATACCTGCTTGTATATCTATTGCAGCCTGGACTGCTTTGGTTTCGTGATCTTCAAGATCTAAAGGAGCTCCGAATATAAACATACCTGCGTCCCCAATAAATTTATCTGTCATACCGCCTAATTTTTGCACAACATCTACTTGCACTGTTAAAGTCTTGTTCATAATATCGGTGACTTCTTCTGGCGATAATTTTTCACTTAGAGCAGTAAAACCACGTAGATCTGTAAATAAAAACGTGCAGTATCTTTTTTCTCCGCCAAGTTTTAATAACTCTGGATTGTCTTGGAGTTGTTTAACTTGCCTAGGATCTAAATAATGCTCAAATTGTTTTTTTATCTGTTGTCTTAACTTGTATTGTTCTCTAAACCTTAAGTAAAAAGCTGTGGATCCAGTAATAAATTGTGATATCAAGGTCCAGGTAGCGTCTAACAAGATTCCATTGTGGATAAGTGTGTATCCTGCATAAGCTGTAGATAACATTATTGCTAAAGCTATGCTTATACCCCATGTAATACCGAAAGCGTGCAATACAACCCATATTAAGCTTACTGAGACTAAAAAAAGTAGTATTTCAGCAGCTAGGCTCCAATCTGGTATATAAGGCGAGTCTTGTATTAAGATTGACTCAGATAATGCTGCTTGGATCTTGTGCGGTTCCATAAGGCCATTGGGTGTTGCAACCTGCGGCATAATTCCATTTGCAGTAACACCAATAAACACAAATTTGCCTGCAACATCCATTTCTTGCAGATCTGTTTGTGGTGTATCTACCCAAGAGATCCATTTGCGGCCAAGACTATCAGTTTTAACAGGTGGTATTCCTCTTACTGATATTTCTTGCACACCATTATCATTTGTAGTGATGATGTAAGACCGAGAGCCTGTTAATACTTTAAGTACCTCGGTACCAAAAGCAGAAACCCAACCATCCGGGGTTCTAAGTAAAAGTGGTATTCTTCTTACCAAATTATCTATATCAACGGGTGCTGTAGCTATACCTTCTAATGATTTATCTTGAAGTGTGCTGATATTTTCTACTACACCCTGGGTAAGAATACCACCAATATCATCGCCCTTAATAATTGTGCCAGTAGTTTTTGGATATATACCGTTTGGACTTTCGAAGGTAGCTAATATTGTTGGGCCTAACTCTAAAGAGCTTGCAAAATATTCATCACCACCCATTCTATCTGGTTGCGGAAAGCTTATAACCCAGCCTACACCCAAAGCGCCAGCTTCAAGTATATCTAAGTTTATTTCACCCAGTCTTTTACGTGGTATTGGCCAACCGCCCTCAGCTGCTACGTTTTGTTCGGTAATATTTAAAATAGTAAAGTTACCGCTCGGTTCTTGTTGTTTTACTAAAGCATCAAAAGTTTTAAGTTTTACTATTTCTGTTGGCGTGCTTTGAAATACTAAAGGTAAGCTTAGTATTATAAGCAGAGGTAATAATAGCTTATTCACTTTGCGTTATAGTTATATTAGAGTCGCCACCACCGTTAATTTTAACAACATTAGATACACCGTCTTGAATAATAATAAGGGTATAAGATCCATTAGCATTTAGATCTAGTCTAACTGAATCGTTTACTTTTCTTCTTAAACTGATTACATCTCCTGCAACCAGTGTAGTTATTTGTGTATCGGTATCTTGACCTATTCTAGTACCTGTTAAGTTAATACCGCCTGCGTCTGCTAACACATCCTCGTCTTCTCCTATAGCTAATGAATCTAAAACATTAAGCAAATCTTCTAAAAAATTGGTATCCAGGTAGTTAATATCAAGCTCAGTAAATTCAAGCGAATCGTCCTGTAAAAAGTCATCGTCCAGATAGTCTATATCTAAGTCATTGAAATCTAAAATATTAGCTTTAGCGTTTTGTGATACTTCTTCGGTCAGCGTTATTTCTTCTTTGGGTGGTGTAACAATAAGCATGTTATCTATAATGTCTAAAGTAAGGTCTAATATGACTGGCTTGCTTGGTGCTGACTCAAACACAGATACAGTTGTTGCCTGGAATGGTTTATTGAGTATGACACTTCCCATAGCAGTGACTACTTCTATTTCACCACTAGATAAACCTAAAGCATCTGGCAGTAAAATAATAAGCGATCTGCCTAATTCATCTATTGTGGCCGTAAAATCCGTGCCGCGAATTGCGATGTTAGCTGTAGGGGTTTTTAGTGATATGTTTTGTTTATCAATTCTACCTAGATTACCTGTAATAAACCTAGCGGTGCCAAGACCAAAGGTAAGGGCCATCTTTGCTTTGCTTGGGTCCGGATCATAGATATATTCATCTATAGTTAGTTGTGAGTGCTCAGTTAGTCTAACTGTACTATCATCCAAAAATGTAATAGCCATACGACCATTAGTTGTAATGGCTTCATCATTACTTTGGATTGCAAATTTTAAGGTAGCGTCTAGTGGCTCGTCTCTTACAATTTGTGCTTGGCCATTAAGTTCGGATATATCGCCTATATCAACAACTTGTGCTTGTACCTTGGTCGTTTTGAATAATACAAACAGTAGAAGCAGCATTACCCCCGACTGATATAACCTTAAGCCAATCGTTGTCTTGTGTTGAGAGCTGTTGAATATTAAAATTTCTCTGTCCTCCAGTATGATCTAAATAAAAGTAACCACCTGCTGAGGCTGTAACACCAGTACCTGTATAGGTTAGTGTATTATCAGATCCATCTATATCTAAATACTGGGTTGCTCCATCAATGTTAATATTGGAGGTTATTGTGTTATTAGATCCCTGGATTATCCAGTCTAAATCTAAGGTGGCTGCTAATGCAGTAGTACCTTGGTTTAATGTAAAAGTATTGCTTGATCCGGTAACAGCTATGTTTTGGTTAGAATTGTCAGCACCAAAAGTATTAGAAGGATCAACTTGAATAGTAAATGTATTTGTATTACCAGTAAAATTGTATAAAGCAGTGAAGTTATCTGCCCATATATCACCAAGAAACTTATTAGTATTACCAATCATGTTAATGTCTATGGTCATGGTTGTACCATCAATATCAAAAGCTGTAAGGCTTCCTGCTGCTGAGTTAAGTCCACCAATGATGTTAGAGATACCTAGTTGTTCTATATCTAAGTTCAGCGTAGTACCGCTTTGGTCAAGGTATATTTCGTTATCTGCTGCAAATATTACTGATTGAAACGGCAATAAAGCGAAACATAAAAATACATACAAATATTTCATCATAAAATTATTCTACTCCTGTCAAGAGTTTTTGTCTAATCCAATACTTTTTCTCATAACCTTGCTCAATTATTTCTAGTACACCACCTTCTATGGCCTTCATTAAAGCTATAGTTGCAGACTCGTTTCTAGCGTTGCCAAGCTCTATCTCCACTAGCTGCGTATTAGCCTCAATAAACCTAAAAACATCTTCTGACTTACCATAACTAAATATAGTTTTTTGGCTTAATACTTCTATAAGGACCTCACCTGTAGCGACACTTACTAGACGTAAGCTTACAGTTATATTATCTTCTCTATATTGAACGCTATTGCCAATTCCAAGGTAACGAGCGCCTATACCTCCAGATTCTAAATTTGCTTCGTAAGATATTACAGCACCTTCCATTAGTATGCCCGCGAATAAAAGTGGTGCTAGTTTCTTTTTCTTTTCTTCATCTGTGGCAAATTGTTCTCTGGCAGATCTTATTAGCTGGCGTTCTTTGGTAAGGTTATCTAGGCCTTTTCTTTCAACAACACGAAAAAATTGTCCATTTCCTGCATGTTTTAAAGCTCTTATTAGCAATGTATCTGGTGATTGGGTTATAGCTGTGGAGAATAAAGCAAACTCACTGTTGCTTTTTCTTTGCCCGGTCTGGTCGGTAAAAGCTGTAGGATATACTGCTACTACTGGACTTACTGTAGGTGTTTCTACATCACGCAAATATTGCGACTGTAAATCATCTATTTGTACTACATCATGTGCTTTAAATCTTTGCTCGTATGTATCAGCATACTGGTCAAAGATAGAGCAACTAGAAAGTGAAGCTACCAATAGGAATTGTAATAACCGT